CATTATATTCTCCCTCCTACCGATGTACCAATCCAAGCCGGTGGGGTAGGACGTGTGATACCGGGCATGGGAACCAAACTCTCGTCATGAAGTCGAAGAGCATTGTGCCAATTCTTGTCGCAGTAAACGGGTGGCTTCGTCGCGAACTTGGCGTCCTTGTTCTTCTTGGCCTCTTCAGGAGTAAGAAACTCAGGGCGGAAGGTGAACGCTCGAATGTCGTCTTCCGTGAGTCCTGTTGTTGCCTTGGCGTGTGACCATAGGGCCAGCACCGAGACGTCGAACGATTGCTGCTGAAGCTTCTTTTGGATTCCGTCAAGTGTTGTGTGTACGTTGTTCATATTAAAGTATACCACATAAAAGGAAGGTTGTCAAATTATTATTTCTTATCTGCCACGATTATACAACCGTACCAAACTCCGCTCTTTCCTTGTGCCATCCCACAGCCATAATAGTGGTGTGCAGCTTTGGCTGTCTTCCAGTGTCCGGGTGATTGCTTCCAACAATGAAAGAACTCAGTGGCGATCTCCAATGGGGTGCAGTCTGCTTGCCTCTTCCATGTCTCCGCACATATCTCGCTGAATGTGAATTCGTTACCTAGTTTATGTTGAAGATACTTGTATCGTTTGGACCATCTTTGATGACCTTGCACGTCAAGCTTGGCCTGTAATTCTGCTTGCTTCTGCGCTTCTATCTTCAGGATCAGGTTAGGATTCGACTCGCACACATGAGCGTCTGCGTCTTGAACGGCCTCAATAAACGCTCTCCTAATCTTGTGTGGTTCAGACTCCTCTTTTAATGCAAGTATTACCAAAAGCAGAAGAGGGATAAAGTACAAAGCTCTCATATCTAAAGTATACCATGCCATCTGAATATTGTCAAGTGAAAATATAAAAAGGTGGCAACCCCATCGCTGGAGTTGTCACCAAGTAGTTCATCAGACGCAGCCGATCTTCGATCGGAGATATTTTCCGATTGCCACATCTTCGTTGGCCTGCACCTCTGACACCAACAGGTCGATCAGACCAGGGCTGAGAGACATAGGATTAGCTCCGTCAGCATAGTCGGCGTCCGCAGGAGTGGCACCACTCTGAGGAGTGACAGTGGAAGCAGGAGAGAAAACCCCGTAGACATCCAAAAGGGCTTGAGCAGGACGGTTCTGAGTACCAACAGTGGTCTCAGTCACGGCGGGAGCGTTGACGCTCAAGTCGCCTGCGTTGGCAGTCGTGACAACCATGTAGGCACCATTAACGGTTGTGCCGTTTGCAGTGATTGCACAGGTAGCAGACGAGAAGTCCACACATGCTCCGGCATCAACATCGCCAGCGACGTAAGTGGCCAAGATAACCTTGGTGGCCAAAGCATTGTCGATTGCTGTCTGGATGGCAGCGGCAGCAGCATCATAGGCGATGTTGCCGGTGGTCACTGCGACACCCTGTTTAGGGAAGTTAATAGTGATCGTAAGGTTTCCAGATCCACCGCCGTTGTCGGCGACGGTGGAAACAGCACTAGCCTTCAAGTAAGGAGACGCCAAAGCGGGATCTCCTACTGCCTGTAGCTGCTCCAGTTCAGCGTAGGCGTGTCGGTTCTGTGCTCGGAGTCCGGTGGCTGTTTTCGGGACAGCGACCGAGGAAGTGATAAGGGTTGCGATGGCTCCAGCCATAATTCAAATCTCCAAAGGGTTAAATTAAATAGATACATCATCCATGTCTGCAAGTTTATACCGTCGTGGTCCACGACCTTCATAGTCGCAGCGGATTTTGACCGGAAGTCTCCAAGTTATTCCGTATTTTTTATTGACCCCATGGATCAACTGGGAGGGTTCAGTAAAGCCACCAAAGGCGTTGTAACTGTATGCATCGCTCGCGGGCCACGCACCATTGATGAGCATCTCACCATTGACCTCGGTGGTGCTACCGGGACGATGGAAGTGACCACAACAGTAGTAGCGTACTGGGATGCCTTGTCGAACATTCTCCAACGCCATCATTCGATGCCGCCTCTTTTCCAGTCCGTACCAGGGGATGCCAAGTTGTGACTTTACATCGTCACCGTGGAAAATCTGAAAGCCAACACCGTCAATATCAACGTTGCAACTGAAAGAATTTGGAATGCAGAAATTGGTGTTGGCCAAATCCTTACAATATAGCTTGGCGGTCAAGGCCACCAGATAATCCCAGTTGTCGTGAGGTCCATTGTAATCTTTCTTCTGGCTTCGACGCCCATGATTACCAGGGACACACACCACGTTGACTTGCTCGAAATGAGGAGCCAAGTCACGGATCATCAGGGCTTGAAGCTGGCCGATGGCATGACAGTTCTTGAACATGTTGCGGAAATACGACCGTTGAGCCGCGCCATGGATCTCACCACTCGTGTGGTCGCCGTAGGACAGGATGGTCAACGAAGGGAACTTGAACTGAGGAGCAAGAGTTTCCTGCGTCCATTTAAGAGTGGCATCTACCAGTCGCTCGGCACGTGCCATAGCGATTGGAAAATCATACGTCTCCAACCCACCCGTGTCATCTTTTGTCACTACCTGATCGAAGTGACCATCCGACAAATGCATCACCAGATGTTCGCTCTTGGTGTCGTGTGTTGGCTCGAATACTGGCCGGGCTTTAGGTAACGCTGACATAGGCGTGACCTTAGCTTCCATCTCTTCGGCGATTGCCTGGAACAAGCCTTGCGTCTTGGCGGCTTGCTTCAAACGTCGGTTAGCAAGGTTGCGTTCCTCACGTAAGTGAGCAACCTCCGACTGAAGCTTGAAGATTTCGGCTTCCTCTTCGCTGGCTTCCATCGCGGGTTTCACATCCTTGTGGACACGCCCACACGCAATGTCAGAAATTACAGAGCGGCTGACGCCAAACTTCGCACCAATTTCCTTTTGCGTTAGCTGCTTTCGAGCTATATGATCTTTGATTTCGGCAGCCATATCGTTATTCAGTTTGGTCATTGTTGTTCTCCTATCAGCGTAGTGTCGTTAATCGGGTGATTTGCGAGGATGTGGTCTACAGCCCCGAGGAAGTGTTTACCCTCTAGCGTGAATAATCGCTCTTTAAGATCGAGGGCGGCAAGATGCTCTCGCTGCTTCTTAAGAGCTTCCGGGTTGGTAATCAACTCGGCGGCTTTGGCTATCATGCCTTGAGGATCGTGGAAGTTGTTTTCTTCCATCCCAACTCGCTCGTTCAGGTACGCACCGGCTTTGTTATAGAATCTGTCACCAACCAGCGACAGGAATGGAAGGCCCATCCACAAGGACTCTACCAACACATTATAACAGCCGAAGGGGAACGAGTTCAAAGCGAAGTCACTCTTTTCGGCCTCTCGCATGTAGTCAACATACTCCCACTGAGAATGAATCTTGGCGTTCGGTAACAGTGTCTTTACATCGTGGTTGAAGACGGGCAGAGCGGCATAGCGATTCAAACCAGGGCTACCATACATGTTGAATTCATGCTTGGAGTCAGGGTTGATCTTATAGACAGCTTTGTTGATCTCTGCCAACATCATCAGTAGAGGGTGGTTGTATTTGTCCGGTCCCCACACGCAGTTGATGCGAACGATACCGTCGTCGATGTAGTTGTTCTGACGCTCCACCGAGGGCCATGCAGGCTCTTGAGCCAGACCAGGAATGAGGATCTGTGTTTCGGAGTAGGCGGCTCCGGCGTCCTTCTCGACGTGCCCGCCGATGAAGTAGTCGATCTCATTGTTGTCGCCGGTTGTGTCAGGGTGGCCATAACCTACAGCCTGGATCGGAGCGATCCTCATGTTCGACATCCAAATGCTTTCGTCCGACATTCCGATATCGGGATAGTAGACCATCGCGAAGTCATTGTTCTTGACTTTATCCGGGATGACCATTGAGCCGTCAGGCTTGAAGTACATGTGACACACGTCATCGAAGTAATCCTTGACGATCGTGGGTGGCACTTGATCGGGCGGGTTGGTCCAAACCAAGGTGAGCTTGTAATCGTCCTTAAGCTGCTCAAGTAGAGGTGACTGCGACTTGTACACAGCGTGGTTTCTATGCCAACGCTCAGTTACAATCGCAATGGATTTTGGGTCAGGATTGTTCGTGAACGTGGGCACCCCTTTGGCTTTTATACCTTTGTTCATAATCGACTTCACCCGACGCACAGCACCAGGATTGATGTACGTGCAGCCGAAGTACAATCCGCTAACAGAATTGTGAGGAGGTATCCATCTCTCATCCATCAGTTCCAGGTGACGGTGCATGTTCGCATACGTCTTTGCTGTCGTGGCCGAAATACCCAGTAAGTACATCATGTACCAGATGGAGGCCGATTGCGGGTCGATGTCAAACAGCTTCTCCTGATTTAGTTGCAAATCGCACCGTGGATTTTGCAACGTCATTATCTTGGGTACGTTGCCTTCGATCATAAGGGAGGCGTCTAGCACCGAGTTGGTTGTACGATACGAGGAGACGGCTACCAAGTGCTGCAAAATATGACCGCACTGAATCAGGTTAGCGAGGTACTGCTTGGCTGGCAAATAGTCGTCTCTCTGACAGGCTGTGAAAAACAAACTTACAAAATCGTTTATTTTCTGTATCGACGACTTACCATATTGCATGTAGTGATGCTTCTCGAAAAACTGAAAATATTCAAAGAAGGACATCCATAAACTGGGATCACGGTCGGCGATGAGTTTCAGCGACTCCGGTACATTCATCGCTGGGATACAGGTTCAGAAATCGTCAGGTTGAATAACAAGCTGGGCGCGTCGTTTTGCGTTACGTGCTTTGTGGATCTTGTTCATCTGCTGTTGTCGTTTCTTAGTTCTAGCCAAGAGGAACCTCCGTTAGTTTTCCATTTTCGAATTTTAATAGTTTTTTGCAGGGTATCTTGTCGCGTTTGATCTCACGAGCTATATCATTTGCTCTCCATGAAGTAGTTGCAATGATGTAATCTACAGGGTTGTCTTTCAGTACGGAAGTTGGAACCATTTTGATTCCCGTTCCGGGGACGCAGTAACCCCACTTGACGTCGTGGCTGTCAACCACAGTTGCGAAGCCAGGAAGGCCGAACTTGTGAATGAATACGGCGGATTTGCCAGCACCACCCCACAAAGCTATGTTTTGAATGTTCTCATTTATCCACAAAGACGCATTAACTATTGAGTCAGTTGCCTCCTTGTAGTTTCTTAGGACATCGTCTACCGACAGGCCACGCTTGGTTCTCGGCTCGATCTTGGCGATACTCTTAAGGACTTCGCCTTCGTAACCAGTGCAGACAGAAGACCACTCGATACCGCACGCGCGAAGCATCTTCATCATGCTCCTGACGGTAAAGTGCTGTGGATGCTCGTAGGTCCAGTCTTCGATGCGTGTTCGCTTCAACGCTTCTTGACAGCATGGTGTCTCAATATACAGATATGTGTCATGCTTCAGTTGTTCAGCACGAGCCACGATCTTTTCAATGAAATCTCGCGGGTGTTCCATGTGCTCCAACAGGTGGCGCATGATTACAAGGGTGTTACCTTTTGTGCCATCAGGCATGTGTCTATCGGCCCGGAAGTATTCCTGTCGATAGTGTAGCCCCAGTTCCTCGGCTCTCACTACGGCGTCACAAGGATCAACAGCCAGCTTAATAGCGTCGGACTTTAAGGATGCGAGGAATTCGCAATCTCCGGCCCCAATCTCTACGATCAAGTCCATGTCTGGTAACGCCTCACAAAGTTCTTTGACCTCTGCCATGTGATCCTGCCAGCCTTCGCCAGCATTGTACATGCGACACCCGGCGTCAGAGTAGGAGACAGCACTAGGGTCGAAGTCGATGTTATGCACATGAGCACAGTTGTGACATATTGACAGTGTTATCGAGTGCCTTTCAGATGCCGCCGACTCTATAGGGTCGGTCTGCAACGATATCAATGATTTAGGTTGTCTTCCCAAGTATAGCATAGTCTTCAAATTGGCAGACTGACAAGCTGGACAACAGTTCAAATGGCTCATCGCATCTCCCGCTCTTCTTGGTCCGTGTCAACAACCAGTATCAACGCTTGACTGGTCTCATCAGCAGCAGTGATGGTGTGTTGCACACCGTTGACCTCTACCACCACTTCAACGTCGTCGAGGCAGTACGACAAAGTATCAACCAATTCACTAATTAACATGGGTCTCTCCGATCAAGGATTTCATATTTATACCTTTGTGTATTTCCAACTATCTAGCCATTGACTTGACAAGTCCAGTGTCGCTCACCTCATAGTAGCCTTCATAACCCACCACAGGATGCCAAATCATTCCATACTCTCCCGTAGCTCTCCCAAGGTCATAGATTCTAGACGACGGTTGTCTTTCAATACATTAAGTACACGGCGATCTGTTCCGAGATGGAACAGATCAACAATAGTAGCCCCTCTGTTCTCGTCCATACCAGGACGGTGAATACGATCTTCAGCTTGCGACCGCGACTCAGGCATGAAGTCGTTGCTGTAGAACACAGCCATACTTGCCTCGGTCAGGGTCAGGCCCATGCCTCCCGATGCTGGGTGAGCCACGAACGCTACACGTTCGTTGCTCCTGTCAGCCCAGTAGTCCAATGGCTTGGTCTTCGGCGGGGTCTTCTCGCCGTCATGTTTCTTGACTTTCCACCCACGACCATCCACCTGCACCACGTCCCAATGCTCACGATGACAAATTCTCAGTATGCGATCGATTGACCCTTGGAAGCCAGCGAAGATCACGATGCGACCTGAGTCTTCGTTCTCTTCCAGCAGGTCACGGACAGCTTGGTCCTTCGGCGTCTTGATCTCTTTGGTGTCACGCACCATGTTGGGAACCTTACCGGTGCCGTCGCAGGTAAGACATCCTTCGGTGATCTTAAATGACTCGTCTAACTGTTCGTTCAGTTTCCACTGTTCGCACGTGCCCTCGCCTTTGCAGACCGGGCATTGCTTTGTACCTTCTTGCTTCTCTTTATATTGGAAGCCGTCCGACAGTTCACGCAACCATGTGAGACCTTGGATCGCTGTCTCAGCAGACTTGGCCAGAGCCTTTGCTACACGTTTAAGAGTCGAAGTGGGTTCGAGCACAATCTCACGATAAATCTTATCGGGGATGTCCAAACAGTCTTTCTTCTTAAGTGTGACGACCAATCCCTTGAGCCGCTCGTACAGGTAGCTGACCTCATCTTTGCTTGGCACAAAAGCGTGTGTCTCGTCGCCGCCAAACAACTCGTTGTCGCCATCGTCCGCAAGGTGATCGGGGTGGTCTGCCAACTCACCACACACATCACATTTGGCTTCGTCATCTCGCCATGTCTTGCGCTTCCAGAACTCTCCAGCGTCGGACATCTGCTTCTGGAAGATACCAAGTCTCCACTCGAAAGCTTTATCGCTTCCCTCTTTCACGAAGCCAGGATAGGCTATCTCACATTGAGGCCACCAGTCAACAGGCGACTTGGGCGATGGTGTTCCAGACATCAAGACAACGTACCCATCCCAACCCCACTCGTCTCGGATAGAGTCAGCTAAATGCTGAGCGGCTTTTGTGCGTTTCGCATTCGCTGTCTTGAGGCGTGAGGACTCGTCGAAAATCACACCTTGTGGCGCTGGCTGTCCTGGTTCCCATCGCTCGATCTCAATACGGAGTCGATCGTAAGTCATCAGCCTGGGTTGCACTTTCAGATCCCACTTGACGAACTCACGCTCTACCGCAGCAAGGCCAGACTTCGGAGCCACCCACCACCAGTCCATCACTCCAGACTTCTCCATCAGTTCGATAGCGGACAGTGTTTTACCTGTGCCCATCTCGGCTGCCAGTATCGCGTAGTGATACGTCAGGCAGTGATCGGTCATTAGCTTCTGGTGCGTGAACAAGCTACGAGTGTAGCCGAAGTTCTTTAGCGGTTGATCCCAATTTTCGTAAGGGTTCCCACCTTGCATATAACTAAGTTGGAAATTGTTTCTAGTGCAGTCTGCTACCGACCAAATCTTGCGATGATCTTCTGGTATGAACCCATGCCATCGCGACCCTTGCATCGACTTGATTTCATCTTTCAATTCGAAAGGGGATTTTACAAAGTAGATTCGACCACCTTCACGCTCGATTGTGGCTGGAACCTTCAGCAGGGTTCCTTTCTTCGTTCTAGTTATCAGCTTTATATTTTCAGACATGTGTAACCTTATGAAGTTAGTTCGGTCGGTGTTCTAGCAAGAATGTTGTATCACGTGTGTTTTGCTTTGTTCGAAATTCAAATGCTCCAGATATCCCTACCTTACGAAACTCATTGTAGATGGCGTTGAAAGTTCCTCTGGCCGCCCCGCTGGCTTCCTTTTGGCATCCCCGCAGCAGGGCAGTTCTCCACTGAGTTAATGTGCCTGTCATGATTCCCACGTCTAGCCCACGCTGTACCGATTGAGAAAGAATGCAAGGCATGGAGGCCAACTCTAAAATCTCAGTCCAGTCGCGTTCGTCGGCCACGATCATGAAGCCAGCGTGGAATAAATCCAAGTATGCCACAAGGTCATCGACAGACTTAGCGTCGGGATTCTTCATCCCTGCCACGCACAGCATGTGATGCAGAGGTGGTTCGTGACCGGCACTGTCAGCAGCTTCGGCTAAGTTGCGATCAAATCCCTGACGACCCAGAACAAGATATTTCTTGAGGTCTAAATTGGAAAACTGTATTAAAGCGACTCCACTCATTCTTTTCCTTTCACACCTAGCCATTGCAAGTCGTAATCCATCAACGCTTCTGCTGGGCTCAACCCACGACCCACTAGCATCGAGTCATCAATGAACTTGGCCGTCGCTACCCAGCACATTCCATCATGTGTCATTGCGGGTGGGTAGGTCCGATGAGGCATACTGAGACTTTGCTTCAACATTGTTTCAGCTTTGGCAGTCTCAATCTCCTGCCTTGTCAGTGCCATCTCCAGTTGGTCCATCTCTTCTTGACGGGATTGTGGGCGGGAAGTGTCCGAATTTGGAGTGGAATTCTGATCCTTCCTTAACTGCGAATAAAGCCGCCTGGATAGCTCTTCCAATTGTGTATTCGGTGTATGGTTGATCGACAAAGTATTCTGCGGCGATATTGTCACACCTCGCGGTAACAACCAATTGGTCAGCCGTTTTCGTAAGCTTGAAAGTAACTTCATGTTCAACACACCAATCTAATGTTTTTTGAGGATCTCTATTCATTGTCTATATACGCTCCACACATCGGACAATACTCAGGTGGCCCAAGACCATCGTTGGTCCAGACTACCATAAATTCTCTTCCGCATTCCGGGCAGATTATGAAGTCATCCATTGTTATCTCTTATAAATTAAAGTTGTGAAAATGAACCCAGCGGTTTTGCCCGCTGGGTTCATGAAGCAAGGCGGGGGAGGCTATTAGCGTGCGCGGCCTTGCGTCTCGGCTTCTTTCTCTTCGACTTTCTCAGCACCCTTTTCAGGATTCTGGAACACCTCAAGCTCTTTGGCGACCTGCTCTTCCGTTACCTTAATGGCGTCAAGATCGAAGGGCTCCGAGCACTTGGTGACTACCGGAACATGCCATCCATACTCAGGCATCTTCTTGTAACGGATTCCCAGGCTTACAGGGGCGCGGGACAGCAAGAAGGGCTTCAGCTTGCCAGCCTCGTTACGACCAGACTTGTTGCCGAAGAACAACTCGTACAACTTGCCTGTGCTGCGTTCGAGCACCAGGAATGACGGACCCCACATACAGCCCGAGTTCTTCGGAGCTTGCTTGATCCGTTGGAACTCAGGATCAGAGGTGTCATACACCGCGACAATGGCGTCTTTGTCATTGACGTCCAAAGCCTTCGGACGGTAATCCAACGGCACAACGTCGATCTTCTCACCGAGGTCTTCGATCTCGTCGCCTCCGGGAAGAGGGACGCCCCAATGACCGGGCTTGATCTTGCCTGTGTCCACATACTTACCTTTGGTGATAAGCTGGATACGAGGCAGGAAGTCCGAGCCCTTCGCGACTTCGTCCAAGGATTCCAAGGACTCCACGTTGACAGCGGGCAAACCCATCTTCTTTGAAAACGGCGTCAGTTCTTTACCACTCATTTCGAATCTCCAGTTTCAGTTTTAGTTTTAGATTTCACAAACTCTTTAATCATCTCTCTATTAAGTTGTCGGTACTCTTCGTTTGTTGCTAACTTTTCATGTAGTTCAATCTCCCGTTTGTTCTTTCGTTGTTCAACTGTTATAGGATCTAATCGGAACATCCATGACAGACATGCGATCCACCCGTCAAGAGGCGTCTTTGCCTTTACACTGTTCAATACTTCCTTGGCTGCTTTGGGGTCAAGTGACTCACGCTTCAGAACATTCAATGCTCGGATTGTTGGTCTCGCTGCTCCCGAATCTCTATCGTCTGCTTGCTGCTTTAACAAGTAGGTTTGAAAATCGCGTTTAGCAGTCTGTGCTCTCTCAGTGAATTCACCTACTGGCAAAGCCAGAGCGTCATCCACGAATTGTGTCTGGATCTCACTCGGTAGATTGGCCAACGCCAACGCAGCTTTCAGCTTGATCCTACCATCTTCTATGGCTGGTCGAGCCTCTTCGCATACGCGGTTTAGTTGTATTTGATCTTTGATCCATTGCGGACTCTTGTCTATCATAGTTGACAACTCGCTCAGTGTCAAGCCTTTTTCCATCAATAATTTTAGGCGTCTGGCGTACTCGAACGAGAATGTGGTGGGCCGGATAGCATTGCATTTCACTTGTATTAACATCACATCCATGTCAGATAGATCACGTATCAGGCAAGGAATGCTTTCGTGACCAGCTTCTTTCGCTGCCTCATATCTGTGCCATCCCTCTACGATCTCGTAGCGTCCACCGTCACGAGTCCGCACGAGGATGGGTTGGAGGATGCCATCTTTCCGCACGGACTCGCAAAGCTCGGCATACTCCGGCGCAGAACGCTTCACAGACCGCAGTGCTAACTGTGGCTTATCTATCAGAGTCATAGGTATTTGTTGTTGTATTTCACTCATCCTATCTATACTGTAGGCAAATTTCCTGATTTGCTCCACACAAAATGGAAAAAAGAGCAAAGTTTCCAAATTCGTCACGAGACGGCATTATATTAAATATATTCACATAATTTCCATTTTGTGTGGAGTATTTTCGTCAATTTGCCTACAGTATAGGTAGATAGAAAGAAATATACCTTGGAGGCACCAGTGCGTAAGAATCCATCAGTTACAACAGCGTTTAAGACGTACTATAATAACGTCTTGTCAAAAGAACACAACAACCCAGAACTAATAGCTCGTTGGGGGGAGCACCCCAGCACCCTAGAGACGCAAGTCAATTGCAAACCAGGGGGTGTGAAGATTGGCGACTCGAACATGTTCGAGGAAGGTGGAGAAGTATTCGGACCAGTGAGATGGCCATACAACTCCAGAACTGAGCCAAACTACAGTGATCCTCCAGTCAAGTTTTCGATTCCAAAGAGGATACAGGCTATTGGCACAAGTTGGTGGGATTGGCGAAACAAACGCTCAATTGGAGTAGGTTTCGACTTCGACTCTCTTCTGGATCATAACGAGGATGTAGGTATCTCTCCAGAAGAGATCGAGAAGCTTGACAATATAGACGTACCGTGGCTCGAAGTAATCCGCTCTACTCGCGGCAACGGTCGTCACGTGTATGTCTGGTTCAAGGAGCCGTACCCAATCGCGAATAACCATGTCGAGCACTCAGCAGTAGCCCGTTCCCTTATACCTTTGATTGCTGAGCATACAGGATTGAACATCGATACCAACGTTGACTGCAAGGGTCTCATCATGTGGATCTGGCACGTCAACATGACCAAGGAGAACCGAGGTTATGAGTTGGTTAAACCAGCTACCCAACATCTGACAGCCGACCATATCCCTCCGAACTGGCGGGACCACATAGAAGTCACCAGCGGCGGGCGAAGCAAAGTCAGAGTAAAGGGATGGGATGCCAATGGTGAAGAGACCAAGGGCGATGAGCTTGATGAAATGACGCAGGCAGTTGCGGAGATCCCGCTCGACGAGACCCACTTGAAAATACTTGAGGAGTTAGAAGGCACAGGGCATACCGCGTTGTGGGTTCATGACCATCACCTATGGCAGGGTCACGCTGCTGGCCTGAAGTATGTCTATGACATGATGGAAGAGAAAGGAACTCCACTACGCGGGTTATTCAACACCAACTCGGGCGATACCGACCCTGGTAAACCCAATGTCTTCATGCGTCCGAAACCTAATGGGGCATTCGATGTGTATCGCTTTGGCGAAGGCACGACTGAAGACCCTCTTTGGGACTCGCATGGTAAGTGGACGCATATTGCCTACAACTCACCAGCTACCCTGAAGCAAATCTGTCTGTCCAGTAATGGATATGAAGGGACCGACGAAAAGCAAGGATATCTATTCGACGAAGTGGAAGACCTCCAAGCTGCATTGAAGCTACTGAAAGCTGAAAACACAAACCTGCCAGATAACATAGAAGGTAGAACGCTGTCTCTGCACACCAAAGGGAAGCAGACTGTCCTAACCATAGAAAAGAAACGTAAAGACGAGAAAAAAGACTTTCCTCGATATGTCAAAACTGCAAAGGGCTGGGAGATACTCCTAACAGATGCAATTGAGACGCCTGATGAAGATATAGAAAACGAAATGATGTGGTCCGAATTAGACGATCAATTCCGTGCGTTGCAAGTTAAGGCTGGACGAAGCTATAAGTTTGATTCTTGGGCACTAAAGAATGATGAAAGTGACTGGGTAGAACACCCACGAGAAAATATCAAATCATACTTGTCACAGACGTGTCCTAAAGTTGATCCAATTCTGGGAAGTGCAATCTTCAAGGCGTGGACGTTGGTAAAGCATCCATTCCAACCTGAGTATCCAGGAGGGCGACTATGGAATCGAGACGGAGCCCAGTTTCGCTATGAACCTATTGAGCTTAATGAAGGCGAGCATCCAGTTCACCCTACTTGGAATCGTGTGATGGAGCACTGTGGCAGGGACTTGAATGAGTACATCGACGACTTGCCTTGGTGCCAAGACTGGAACATCAGAACAGGTGGTGACTATCTTACTGCGTGGATAGCATGTATGTTCCAGAACCCTTACGGCAAACTACCCTATCTGTTTATGTATGGTCCACAGAATTGCGGTAAGTCATCGTTCCACGAAGCGTTAGAGTTTCTTCTCACTAGAGGAGTTGCCAAAGCTGACAGAGCCTTAACGTCTGTAGGTGGCTTCAACTCAGAGTTGGAAGAGGCAATACTAGCGGTCATTGATGAAGTAGATGTAGCACGCGCTGGATCGGCAGCATACAACAAAATTAAAGAATGGGTGACAGGGACGTCTATTTCTATTCATCCTAAAGGTGGAATTGTGAGAGATGTCCTCAGTACCCTTCACTTCGTACAAGTGTCTAATGAACGTAGTAGTCTGCCTGTGTTCCCTGGAGACACTAGGATAACAGCTATGAGTGTATCAGGGTTGGAGGAGGAGATACCAAGAGAGCGGTTGTATGTGCTGCTGAAGGAAGAGGGGCCACACTTCATGCGGACTTTAATGGACTACAACGTCCCTGAAGCTACCGGGCGTTTGATGCTTCCTATCATTGAGACCCGTGGAAAACTGGAAGCTGCTGACAACAATATCGATTCTCTGACAGCGTTTATCGAAGAGAACTGCTACGAGATTCCGGGAGTAGCGATAAGATTAACAGAATTCCAAACACGTTTCTTTGCCACCTTGGAACCTCACGTTGTAGAGGAGTGGCAAAAAGGACGGACCCTCCAATCTAAACTATCAGAGCACTATCTGTTAGGACGATGTCCAAATCTCAATCAAACAATAATAGGAAACTTCACATTTAACAAGAGCACAAAACCCAGCGCCCGGTATATTAGATCCGGTAAACAACTTAGGAAAGAAGGTAACGATGTCTGAAGCATTACGATACAATGAAAATAAACCGAAGCTTAGTTATTTCATGAGGTCATTCAAATGGATGACCGAAGCGGTTGCCCGTGTGAAAGAGTTTGGGGCTAACAAGTACAACGAAGGTAACTGGCGACTTGGCAACAAACCAGACGACGAATACATCAACAGTTGCTTCAGACACCTTCAGTATTTCTTCGACGGTGAGTTCTATGACGAGGACTCGGGGTGTTCGCATCTGGCCCATGCAGTATGGAACCTATCGGCGTTGGCCGAGCTTAACCACGGCGACAAGCCAGTCATGGATGAGAAGGTCTTCTACGAGAGGATGAAGTATTGGGCAGATAAGAAAGCGGCGAAGGTGGCTGAATGAGCTTACTTAATATGAACGGACATATCCTGTGTGCAGTAGATGTCGAGACAACCGGGGTGCTGTGTGGTTACAACGAGATCATTCAGATCGCATGTGTTCCGCTAGATCAGCACTTCGAGCCGCACAAAAAGATGAAGCCGTTTTACCTCAACATGCGACCTGAATACCCAGAGAGGGCTAGCAAAGAGGCGACACAAAAGCACGGTATCAGTGCGGAGTCATTACTTGACTGCGTGTCGCAAGAGAAGGGATTTGATCTGTTCGTCGAGTGGTGGAACAACTGTGAGTTGCCCTACGGAAAGAGGATGGTGCCTCTGGCCCACAACTGGGGATTCGAGAGAGGCTTCCTCATCTATTGGCTTGGAGTGGAAGGTCTCAATACCTACTGGCAGTCGCACCCACGTGACACAATGCTGCTCGGGGCATCAATCAATGATCTCTACGTCTGGCACGGACGTAAACATCCCTTCCCGTTCCTGAACCTTGTGTCCATGTGTAAGCGGCTCGACATTCAGTTTGATAACGCTCACGACGCTCTGGCTGATTGCCTTGCTACCGCTAAGCTCTACGCCGCTCTCATGCGGTTCTTTGGAGGGTGAGGGTGATTCCTGCCTCACGCTCCTCATGCGTTCTTTCTTCTGACGCCTCATCTCATCACGCTTAGCCTTGCGGATCGATCCGCGAGGCGGGCGGGTGGGTGATGACTCCATGTTGGTTTTCTTTCCTTCGCGGCACTTCTGGCACTTCTTAGCCATCAGGCACCTCCTACGTTAATTTCTATGCCCGAGTGATGCCAGTTACGAGTAGACGAAAATGCACACAACCCGGCACGGGAAACTCGGACTCCATATTTCTTCAACTGCTTTTGACATTCGGAGGTGATCTCTGTTTCAATCTCTCCGTTAATGTTAGCTAGAATAAAAGCGTGCTCATACGAGGTTATAACAGAAGCTATTACAGCCTGCACTATGTCTTGAGCCGTGTCTTCTGGCGACCAGTTGTTCTTTCCGATCGCTCGTTCTACATTGCTTATACTGTAGACTACCACCCCGCCTGCTACAACCTCAACGCCATCTTTTGTCTGCAATGGTTGATGAGGTGTGTTGAAAGATTGTCTTGCAACTATTACAAGTTCAATGTCAGAAATTAAAGGCCAGTAAAATCGTATCCCTGGTTCCATCGCTACTGGCTCTCTCCACAGTGACCACTTTACACCCCTCTCAGTGGCTCTTACAATTACTCTACGAGGGACGAACTGTAACAACGCTTCGAAGATTTGGCCTAGCCAAGAGAACGCGGTTTCCATTAGAATTTGCCTTTCGGGCAATGCTCAGTAGCCATCTTTAGTTTGTTGGAGATGGCAATCGAACTGACAGATACAAAACATCCACACCCCTTGCAGCGAGCATTATCTTTGTCATACCATTCGCATGGTTCGCAATGCTCTCGATGAATACGTTTTACCTCCTCCTGAGATCGCACAGGGCGGCCAGCCTTCGCCCATCTGAGGATTGCTTCCTTGTATGTCCACAGTTGTATGGTGAGGGGAGGGTAGCTCGGTGACGGCTGGCTAGGGTCAGAAGGGGCAACAGGTAAGCTAGTCAGTTCTTCTGGATCAAGACCGGCCTCCTCCACCATCGCCAGTAACTCTTCGTTGCTAACGTTGTTAAACTCTTCAACGGTTACTGGCTTAAGGCTGGCAGGTTTCTTTTTACAGGGGCGTTTGTGCTCGACGCTGCGTACAGGGCAGCGTGAGCAAACGCACTCATCTACTTCCTGACCTTGTAGGCCAGATTGTTTGTTCAAACAACGGAAGATGGTGCTTGTACCTTCTTTCGATCGCTTTACTACGGTCTGCCGTTTGTTACACTCTATCATTCTGCTTCATCTCCAGTGAGTCCAGTAGGAGCAGAGGTCTGGGCTGCGGCAGTGCCGTCAGGGGCGGCACCTGAAGCTGCCTCTACATCTTGGCAGTCGCCTGCAAACGGACCTTCATGAACGCCGTTCTGAGGGGTTGCACCGGTGACTCCTGACTCCCCACACTCCCAGTAATCAGATATCTTCTTACCGTAATTTGCATTCATGTACTGTGCAAATTGAATGGCTGCAAAAGCGGCACCAAACGTGTGGCAAACTTGCCAGACAAGACCAGTACATGAAGGACAACCACCAGCACAAATACAAGGACCACCACAGGCACCACCACCGAGGGCCGTTGCTTGCCCCTGAGTTTCAGATTTATGCCACGTTACAATTACCTTGTAATTGCAACCAGGACCAGTGCCGCATTCTTCCTCTTCCTCTTTTTCTTCGTTCCCGCCTCCGGCATTCCCTCCACCTGTCTCGGTGTTTTCCATGGTCTGCCGTGCTGCGGATTGGGCTATCTGCTTCGCGATAATTTCTGGTTCTACCTCATCAAAGTTCAGGTAGTCGCTTAGTTCGCAAACGATAGATGGCGCAGTGTCACACACGTCACTAGGATTGTGATCGCCAGAAGTGATGACACGCTGGTCGTCTCGGTGAGCACCTCCTAGTAGGATGTGTCCAATGGGAGGTGTCACATCGAAGTCGTACCCACCACCACCATTGTCGTCACCTGCCAAAGGCCAAGTGGAGACGCAGGGCTTCGCTGCTGGCCAAGCCCAGTAGAACTCTTCAGTCTCGCCAACACGAATCGGCGACCAGACAACAATGTCCAAAGTGTAATTGTCAGGATCGAAGTTCATGCTCTCGATGACGCACTTCACGGAGTCTCCGAACTGATCTACATCCAATGTGATGGCGTCTCCTACATCTAAATCAAGATGCTTGAACGGCAGTTGGAACCTTGCTTTCCTCCACGAGTTGGCCTTACGTATCAGCCAGAAGGTGCTTGACTTCAACACCAGATCAAAATGATTGAGGCAGTAGTAATCCCAATCATTTTCTACTGTTCCGTATTTCTTGACATTGTATTTAAGAACAACTTCTCGTTCATTATCAAGATCGTCGCGGACTGATGCCCCACCTTTTTGCCACTGGATGTTATGTGTAGTATAGACATCTTCAGTCTCACTCAGGAACTCAACAAACGTACCAGAGAGGATATCGCTTTCGCTGATAGTTCGCTCGCTGGTAGGTTCGGCTGATAAATAACGAATGTACAAAACGTTGTTACGAACGTATATGGCACACCTAGATTGGTATGCGATGTCGTTTATTACTTGGTACACATCAGGACGAGTTGTCAGATAGAAGTTAGTCGGGTAATTAGTCAAAGCTGAGCCCACTGCTGCGAACGAGGCTGCATCTACTGTGAGGTCAGTGTACTTGCCCACCAGCCACTCGATTATGTCGCACGGGTTAGGGCCAACCGACGAGGTGAATGACACGTAAATGTTGTCGTCTTGCCATTGGTCATTGTATAATGACAAGGCTTTACTCATGCCGATCTCCACGACTTGGTAGCCGTCATAGTCGGTTTCGTAGACTGTGTACTTATCTGCCGACACTTCGGTCAGATACTTGAAACCATTAGGGGCGGTTCGGAACGCAGCCACTCCGTCCACGGTTCCCGGCAACAGAGAAACAATATAAAGGATCTCGGATTCAGACTCCATAAACACTTCGGTTCCTGCCGGAGCCCAAAAGAACGAAGCCTCCTCCATCTCGTCATAGTATTCCCACGACTCCCTTGGACCTCCTACTAAACCAGGGGAGGCAGTTAAAGCTTCATCGCACGAAGCGAAAGCCTGATCCGATGTTTGGTTAGCAGTGAAGTGCGTGAATGTGGCGTCTGATGGCACCCATGAAGCGGTAGTATAGGCTACCGCAGTGTGAGGAGTGTTACCTCCTATGGCCCAAAAACCACCAGCATTGGTACAAGTGGTTCCGCCAAACTGAGTCGGGCTGGTCCGCATTCCATATCCTTGATTAGATATAGTGCGACAAGCCTGATGCTCAAAGTCTGCATAATCTGGATGTTGACGATTGTTAATAGTGAACGTGTTACCGCTGAAGTAACCTGTGAAGATAGCGTTATCAATAAAGATTTCAGTGTCTTCGCCTTGTGGGAATGAAGACCCGTTGTAGATAGTGATAGTAGCATACTCGTAAGCGACCTGTTGGTCCAACAGATCCTTCAGGCGGCAGATTTCACCATACCGTCGATTGACACATTCAAGATCAGGACCGACAGTATTGACCGTGTTGGATGTCCAAACATTACCAGCCGATTGAGTGTATGTGGTCTGAGACCCAGTTGACTGACTAGGACACTGAACATTCAACACTTGACAGATACGAGGCTCAAGGGTGAAATCATGGATGCCCACCCCGCCCTGCAAATAACCTCGGCGTGGCGCTCGTATCTTGACGGCGGGCAGGTGGCAAACCTGTCCAAATACGAGCGGCCACGCCTTCCCCAGCGCCTCATCTGGGATATTCGGGAAGTCGCCCTCTTCCATGCTGAAGCCGATTTGGCGTTCTTGCAATTTGGAAAGGACGTTAAAAGAGACTGAACGCTGCTGCTCGTCCCATTCGATGGGGGTAACAAGCTCACCTCGGAAGACAATAACCTTGTCGTCCAGAGTCAAGCTCTTCTCGACCATATAAATGCGAGCAGGGCGTTTATGAATGTCATTGACATTGTAGATGTTTCTTATTGAGCCGTCTGTGTCATCTAGAACAATAGACAGTTCTTGAGAGTCACTAGATCCTTCAAGCTGCATTGAAGTATCAAAGCCAGACATACTGAGAACTTTAGTCTCGCACTGAGCGAAGTCTTGGTCGGAGTAGTAAGTGGAGCCGTTTTCCACCCACTCTACTTCCAATACCACTAGCCACTCGGTGCCGGTGTTCTGAGTCAATTTGGTGTTTGCGTTTGCCGTTAGTGTTCTCATCGTTGCTCAAACTCCAACATGATATTCATTGTTTCACCACCGGGCCATCCAACCGCTCTACCAACCCCTGATAATTCAAATGGGTTGTTTCGCAAGTATCCGATCCAGGTGTCGCCGTCGTGATCTATAACTTGAATGAGGGCTCCGCGATAAGAGTTGATAAACTCGCGAAGTTCAAGTGCTTTGTTGCGGGACAGTTCGAACTCCCATTGGAATCTTTTTCTTCCCGCCCGAGATTTAACATACGTGTAGAGCGTACCGTTTAAGGATCGCATGGTTGTTATAGTAGAAGTAAGCGACTTTGAGTCGCCCCACTTAGGGCTAGGGAGCAAAGTCGTGGTCTGTACCGCAGGGTAAGGGGCTTTTAATATAAGGCTCATACTACCACCACTGAAACTGATTGAGATAGATTCATTTGCGAGCCGTCCTCGCCTCCTGGTTGTTCAACGTCCAGCATCTCACCTTCGAACTCGAATGTGATTGTCCAGCGTTTCTTTCCGTCCTGAGTGGCCGCCTCATTTGGGTTGGTTATGACACCTTTCCAAAGACGACCTTCCCAGTCGGAAAGACCTATTTCTTGACCTACAGTTGCCAACATGAAAGCCTGGAACTCGTCTACTTCAGCCTCAAGCAAACCGATGATCGTGACTGCCAAGGTTCTAACATTAGGCCACTGAGGATCAGCGTACACGATCAACTTTCCACCACGTGTCTCTTGATTTACACGGGTGTAAGCGTTTCGATCGCGGTTGTCCATCTCCGGTTTTCTCATCGTCACTTTACTTGTGGGGACTCCCAAGTAAGGAACGTAAATAGCAAAGTTTTCAGTGTTGCCTTGAGGATCTTGCAGGACGTTGGCCGGAGGTGTATAAGGACTGTTAGGAATCGTGTTCTCACCCTGGAACGGCGTATACTGCTTGCGTTCGCATGGACCATCCTCGTACCAAGTTAGAGCGTGGCCGATGAAGTTGCTATGGGTTGCGTCACGAACAAATATACCCTGCACTGCTACGCTGTCAGATATGCTAAGGTTTTGAGAAGCAGAGTGCGAGAAGCCATACGTGAGAGTTTGAACGAAACTGAGTGTTTGATCTACCCGCCCGATCGGAGAGTCTTGGGCAAAGTTAATTGTGTCTGACACGTGTTGAGTAGGCAACGCGATGCCGAGGAAACTAGCGATACCTAAGTCATCCGTTACCCACGCGCGGTGTGGAGTGCTAGTGTGATCGTAAACGCCAAGAAGCTGATGTACCACCAGCTTGGTAGGAGCTTGTAAATTGACGGTCTGCGTGAGACCTAGATTTTGAGAAACAACTCTGTTACTATTCTCAATAACTAACTGGGTTAGATTAAGAGTGTTACCAGCAGGCTTCCTATCGTCAACGTAATTGAATTCATTGAACGTCGATGAGAAATTGAGAGTAGAGGTTGCTGACGCTGTGTGGGTTCGCCCACCCTCGCTAGAAAAGCCAAGCACATCGGATACGGATAGAGAAAGATCACGAGCAACAGTTGCGTTGCTGGTTAGCGACAGGGTGGATGAGGCGTCTTGTTCTTCTACTATACCAGAAGCAGTAGAAACAAATGTTATCGCTTGGTTGACTGATTCATTGTGAGTAGTAGGTGTGCCGCCAGCGGGTAGTTGAACTAGGACGTCCACATACAATCGTTCGCATCTTAAAGATGCTACCGATTGATCTGGAGTCCCAACGACCTCAGTATAAAATTGAGATAAGCGAACGCTCATGGTTCACTCCTATGCGATTACTTCGATGCCACAAAGAATGCTGTCGAGGGCGCTGCTTGTAAATGCAGCGCTGGTATTTGGGTCATTCTCAACAACCAACGAATGGATTTCAACGCTAGCAGGACAAACTGCGTTAGAACTGTATGTAGAGGTGTTGCTACTTTCAAGAGACAGTCTGTAGTTGGCTGTGGCAGTGTCGTATTGCACTGCACCCCAGACGATAACACCTTTTACACTGTCGTATACTGAAGCGGCGTCCATGCCAAAGATGTCGGTGTTACCAGTTGTTGCGTCTTCAACATAATCTGTTGCCTCGTCACGCTCTTCACGGATCACCTGCTCGTAATGAGTGCTGTAATTGGCGTTGCCAGTTGTTGCAAACTCAGCGGTGTCGTCTGAAGCCGCCCAAAGAGTTTCAACATTGATGGGTCCGAGAAAGTCGTTGTTGTCGCTTCCTGATCCGTCGCATACATAAAAGTCATCTACCTGAGTTAGGTAGTTGTACTCTGCGTCGTATGCACCACCTACAGAAACGGCAACGGTAGGCTTGGCACTAGCGTAGAGAGTGTCCAGTCCAGTCTTGACAAACACAGGACATCCGTTGATTCGTACCTCTACTGTGCCAGCGGTGGCATGATGGTATACTTTCATCTCTACGTAATTGAATTTCGCGATGGTTACTGGTGCGCGACAGCCACCAAGATAAGTGCGGTTCGGACCACACACAAACATGTGACCACCAGCGAATAGCAATTCAACGTTTGCGTCACCATCAGTGTTTGTGAATACGAGAAGAGGCCAACGTTGATGGTAGTATGCGTAAGATACGTATTTTGCATAGTAGGCTATACCCGCTATACATGTGTCGCCAGTAACAACAGCATCAGTAATAAAGTAACCCTGAGTCGTTGTTCCAGTGTTCATAAGCATAGACCAACTACCAGTGCGAGCAGCGCTTTTAATACGTAGATAAGTCTCTTCGTTGACAGTAGAATACTTATCAGCGAGCACATCGGTAGGGGCGGGGGCAGTGTTATCTGTGTCCCCGTAACCATCAAAACCATCACACCATACAAGAGCCATTATGACGCCTCCACACCGGCACGTAACTGATTAACAGTAGATAGCGACCATGCGTTGCCATCTGGATCATCTTCCATAATTACGGTGTGACTTAAAGACACACCGTCTGTACCCGGCATGAAGTTGCCAGTGTGTTGAACCGTGTTACCCGATCCGTTCTGCGTTAGAGTTTTAGCATACATAATACTGTTGCCAATTTGCTCTGACTCGGCGTTCAACATTATGCCTTTAACAGTCCCGCCAGCAACGTTGGCAGAAAGATTGTCAAGCTCAAACACTGCTTGGTTGCCACTGGCGCTAGTATAGATAAAGTCACTGTCTGCCTCTTGTGAGTTGACGTTATCATACATATTGTTGCCTGTGTTAGGCGTCCAGTTTCCAGATGCATCACTTGTAGGAGACAAGCATTCTACGTGACAAGGGCCTAGTACATCATTGACTGTGTTGCCACTTCCGTCAGCAATATACAAATCGTCAAAGTGATGTTCTTTACCGTAGGTGGTGCGAGCACTAAGATACACAGCACTGTATGTAGTTGATTCATTGTAACTACGATGCTGAGTGTTACCAGTGTAGCTTATCACCTCAGTTCCATCAACGTACACATTACATGTACCAGCGGTCGGATGACAATACACCTTCATCTCTATATATGCCCACGTGTTGCTGGTAAGAAGAGCATCATTGTTGGTAGTCAGGGTAGTATTACCGCGAGTAATATAAAGTCCAGAATTGGGTGTGTTGGCACTAAGCCTGAGAGTGAACTGGGAAGTGTTAAGTTCTCCGTCTTCGGATGGATGCACGAAGGTCATCACAAATTGACCTGCATACAAACTGACGGCTTTGTAAGCAAGACCGCAAATCAAAGTTCTATCTGGGCTGCCGCTGTGAATATGAGGTGTTTGAATGTATGCTGAAGTGTCATCCATCATAAGAGCGTAGCCATTATAACGACCAGCAACAATATCCATTCCAGCAGGACCAGCAAGTTTATACTTTGAGGCAACTGTAGCTGCTGGAGATACAGCGTTGCCAGTGCCCCACTTCTCAAAACCATCAACCCAAAGTAACGCCATTGTAGTATCTCCAAGCCTCATGGGAGACAGCCCAGACGGCTGTCTCCCGTGACAGTCAAAACTTAACCGCTGACAGTGTAAGTCACTTTCAACGTGTCACCATTGGCCGTTGCTACGACCGAAGAGAAAGCAGCAGTGCTCCACAGGGTGCCTGTGGTGCCGGTGCTCTTTACATTGTTACTGGACACAAAGATGCCCTTGACGTTTCCAGTGGCATTGACACTGAAATCGGCAGTCGTGGTATTACTAATAGCACGAGAGGCCGCTGCGTCCTCGTCCCACTCAACGCGGTTGGCTTCGGTGTAGCTGACGAATTCGCTCCACCCAGCGTGGGAAGCCAACGTGTCAACGTCGGCGAACGCGGTCCAACCAGAGTTGTCTACCAACCCCAGATACCACGTGGCTACTTGAGACGCTCCATGAGCCCACACATCAAGGATGTGATTAAGACCAACGTCAACAATCGCGTTCGGGAATTCATACGTTGCTTTAAGAGTATCGTCGGCGTCTCTGTGCTCGACGACAAATCGGCCTGCCAATTTGGCTTTCTGTACAAACATCTGTTCTTCTCCAATTATCGAAGAGTTATAGTACCACGCTTAATTTCACGCCGGAGTGCGTGGCCAATACTCCTCACAGTTTGCTGTGATGAGTCTCCGCCGTTTACCGTTACGTTCACGTCACCTACGTTGGTGACTGGCCCGCCTTGCTCACGATATGCAGGTTGCGAACCTTGATTCATTGCGTTCAACTCTGAGAAGAATCGTTTGCTACTTCTAGAGTTTATCACTGTCTCACCTCTCGACAAGGCAGTTGGAATACGATCTTGACCGCGAGGCACAATACCACCTTCAGCAAAATAACGAGCCATTGGACCGCCATGATAAGAGGGGACTGTGCCTCCAACAGCACTAGCGGCTTGAGCCTTTGCCAAAGCACTATATGCCTCGGTAAGTGAGTTTACCCCAGCCACTTGAGCGGAAGCAGTTGCACCTATTTGCGAGGTGGTTGTGACAACATTTCCAGCAGAAGTATTAACACCGTCCATAGAGGTCTTGTACTGGTCAGTTGTGTCTTTCACACTACGTACATTGGTGCCTTGGTTTTTTATATTTACATCGGCTTTTCTCGCGGCTTCGGCAGCAGCTTCCGAGGCGTCCCTCGTCTTAAACATGGACTCCGCGTTCTTCTCCATAGCTTCTGTGGGCGTACTGAGGAGAGCGTCTTTCATGCTGGTTTTAAGGTCCTTGGCTTCGTCAGCACCACCCTCAAGAGACTTAAGCATAAGAAACAAATCATCCTTAAGACTGCTCGTTATGGCTCTCTCTTCACGCAAAGTGAAAACGCGGCCACGAATGGCTTGGAGCACCGCCTCATCTATTTGGCGACCTTTGTTTTGCTGCTCTGACGCCTGTTTCAAAATCTCAAAATACTTCTTTGCCTCCAAGGCTTTTAATTTTGCTGTCGCTAGTGCTTGAGGGTCCGTGATTTGCTCTTGCGTTCTGGTGGCGGAGGTCACATTCCCAGCGGGGCCTGGAGTGAATGCTAAAGTTTGTCCGACTCCCAGACCTTTTTGAAGATCGGCAAGCATCTTTTTGATCTGTTCGCCAGCTTTGTTCAAGATTGGCTGAAACTGCTCCGTGCGGGTGTTTAATTTTATTTGTGCTGTTTCTATCTTTTTGACCGCATCTTCATGTTGTTTTCTTCTCTCTATTTGGGCTTCGTCCGAACGTTTTAGGCGTGCCACACCGCTCTCGCCCTCTACGTCTGCTAGTCCGATGTCCTTTGCCGCTTGTTCTTTTATTCCTTTTGGATCAAGCTCAAGTTTTAATTTAAGTGACGTGGCGGCGAGGGTATCATTTAATCTTTTAATTTCGGCAGGCCAATCTTTATGGGCCGCATCAAGGGCACCAGTCAAGGCACTTGTGATTTTTGGCAGGTTGGACTCAAGACCAAGAGACTTGAAAAACTTGTCGGCTCGCTCCGCGTTGGTGACGATCTTAAGCATCTCTGCTTCGATTTTGGTGAGATTGGCGCGGGCGTTTTTCTGTATCTCTTCGTTGCGACTTGTAAGGTCTCCACTCTTATAGATGGCGTCATACTGCTTTTTCAGTTTGGCAAATCTATCTCCGTCTTTCTCCATGCCCTTGGAAATCTGCTCGGCAAAAGGTTTGGCGCTTTTTAGATATTTGGAGTTGCGCGCGAGAATCTTGCCTCGGTCGCCATACATCTTATTAACGACACTATGCCATCTGGCTTCCTCACGAGCGTTGTTTGCTCCTTTGGCCATTTCCTCTGCTTGTTCGGCCAATTTGGTCGCTGACTCGTTTGCTTTGATAGCCTTATCCTTGCTTACCTCAGAGGAGCCTACCTTTCTTAAGGCTTTCGCTGCTGCCATTTGTTGTTTATTGAACGCCGATTCAAGAATTTGTCGCTTTTGATAGGAATTTCTTGCGTTACCAAGCTCATGCTGTAATTTACGGTCTGCAATCTTTTGATTGATGTCCGCAATTTTCTCAGTATTGGATTTTATTTTAGAGTTGATTTTGTCAACAAATGAAGACAGTTCTTTTGTCGCGCTTTTGTATAGGTTAACTACATTTTTAGCTTGATCTTTGACCGCTTGGGTTGCTCTCTCGACCCCGGCGTCTCGAATCTGTTCGGCTCTTATCTCCTGTTTTCTAGAATCAAGATAAAATTGAGCTTGAGATTTAGTCATGCCCTCATAGCGTTTTTTCTGATTCTCAGAGTGCTCTTTGTTTAAGCGGTCAATTTCTTCCTGTGCTTTTTTAGCTGCTTCCTTGAAGTTTACCTGATATTTTGCGGCTGTGTCCCAAAGACCAAGCAGCACTTTCCAACCTTTAACGTGGGTTTCAAGGTGCCAGTTTATATGCTCCATCGCTTTCACGATGACAGGGAGGGCTTCAGTTCCCGCACGTGTCAACGAGTTTTTGAATTCGTTTACCGACTTCTCTAAACGGTAAGCATCAGATTGGGTGAACTCTTCCCATTGTGTAGCAACCTCGTTAGTGGACTTTTTCAATTTCCCCATTGTCTCATCAAGGAGAACACCACCGTCGTTCATCAAAGACAACTGGCCAACGATCGTGCGCACACGACGCAGCAAGTCAGCCATTGCTTCTGAACTTCCGCCTGTTTCTACAGCTAGTTTTTTCAGCACTGCCCCAATACCGCCGAAAGCTTCAACAGCTTCTTTACCATCTTTCACTCCCCATGAGTGGAAGATGTCACGCATCTCTTTGGTAGGTCTAATGATCTTTGTCATGATCGCTCGTAACTGAGTGATCGCGGTGTCGGCTTTAACGCCTTGACGAGTCATGACAGCTATGGCAGCCGCAGCCTCTTCCCACTCTACACCCATCGCAGCAGTAAGCGGAGTGACACGTCCGATGATGTCACCTATCTCGTCCAAACGCAAACGACCTAACTCTACCGTCTTAAACAACGTGCCCGCGATGTGCTCTGCCTCCGAGGCGGCTAGGCCATAGGAGTTCATAACAGACGACAATGCGTTTACAGCAGACTTTGTGTCCGAAGCTGTGACGCGGGCCAGTTTAGTGGCCTGCGTCAAGAAACCCATTGAGTCTGCGGTGTCTACAACTTGGTTCGACAAAGTCTGATACAGACCTTCAGCCAAGCCCAGAGCGGGAGCCCCGAGCGAGTCCGATAGATCAAGAACTTGCTGTTGCAGACCAGCACTAGGGAGAGTTCGCCCCATGATGGTTTGGATTTCTTCGATAGCTAGCCCAAGCTCTTTGGCTTGATTGACGCCGTCCTTTAATGCTTGGATAGTGAGATTAAAGGCTCGGAGCCCAATCTGGGTCTGGGCTATCCGTGCCATCGTTTTCCAAGAGAGAGTGAGCGAGTCTACACCGGCTTTGGCATTTTTGAGGCCTTTAGTGTCTATATTCTTCCCAGTAGTCTTATTAAATGCCTGAGTTGCCGTGTTGGCAGCGTTCAATTTATTTGTGAGGTTAGTCAAACTGGTGGAGGCCCCACGAGTATTGAAACTCAGTTTTTGTGTGATATCAGGCATTATATCGACCTCACGCGAAGATAGTTATAAGGGTTTGGTAATTTAGCTTTTGCAGCTTCTATTTTCCACGCTGCTTGAGCACGGACTTGAAAATTGTAAGGCGTGAAACGCACACAATTACTGAAGGGTTGAGGTGGACTGCCTTTAGTCGCTACGTTGTACTCGTTGTAAGCGAGATATCTCAGACTTGTCTGATATACGAAGCCAACCTCATTTGGGATTCCCCCAGGAGTGTCCTCAAATATTCCGCTCCCAGTTGAAGTGGAGTGACCCAGACTTACACGATTTTTTCTTGATTTGATTGGGCCTATGGGAACAGAAGTTCCAAGCTCGTTTGCAAGTTTTTGAAATGTCGCTCTCGAAGCCCCCGACCAAGTTGGAATGGGGGTTTTATTTACTGCCGTGTCAATCCAAGCTCTACCTGCTCGCTCGTTAATATTGTGAAGTGTATTCAGCATCACTTTATTATAAGCGACCATGTCTATCCAGGCTATCTTAAAATCGGCCTTCCATTGCATTGCCTTTGCCATTAGGCGAACCTCGGTGTCTGTTCGATACGGTCATGCTCGGTTGTTTGATAAAACCCGATCAGTCTGGCTTGTTGAGGTGTTTCGAGATCATCCCAGCAAACATGGTTTTTGTGTTTGATACCGGGAGGTAGAATTCCAAACTCTCTACAAGCCGACCAGATCGTGTATTCAGATGTACGGTATTTTGGCCAGAGAATCTTCCGAGCTACGCTTCCTGACCACGTAGAAAAGCCTCTCGGGCTTCTTTGATTTTGTCTTCATCTAGCGAGTTTGCCGCCATCACAGTGGAGACCACTCGATTGCACTCTACTTCAGAAAGTCCCGCTTCTTTCAACTCTTCCTCCCACTTATCCCAAGTGCCGGGATCTTCCAGTTTGACTGTTTCCCATTCGATGTTGCTGGGCTCAAGAGAACGAAGCAACATCAAAGAGAAGCGACGTCCGCTTCGAAGATCCAGTGCTTTAACGAACTCTTTGTCAGTGATGTCTTGGTACTTTCCGCCTTTCTTTTGAATCATAGGAGGTACAGGCATAGGCACCTTACTGTCAAATTCCGCTGTGATTGCTACTGGGATGGCTCGGAATACGATGTCGTCGCCGTTAGAGCGAGGAAGAACCAGAAGTTCTTCGGCTTGAGTTACTTGGACTCCGTTGATTTTCATATTAGTGTCTCCATTTGAGGCTGAAGGGAAAAGAAAGGGACGAGAAGCATCATGCTTCTCGTTGCCCAATACTCTAAAGTCCGTCTTCCAACCGGACTGTGTTGTTTAGCACTCGGTGTCAGTAGAGCGAGTTACGGCAGGCTCAGAAACATTGCAACGTCCACCAACGGCAATGGTAGCTTCGCCAAGATCAAAATCCAAGGACTCATAACGGAAGTCCGTGAACAGAACATCTTCGTCTTCATCAGTGCCACAGGGCACACAATGCTTGGCGAGAATATCGACACAGTAAGGCTCACACAAGTCAGCCGCACTGGAGACCCATTCGCTGGCTTCGCCAGATTGCTTGAGGGCATCAGTAGCGGTGATTGTCTGGCCAGACGAAGTCTTGACATACTCGTAAACGAATTCCATCGACATTTCGACGGGTTGCTCGTCGCCTTCCTTGACAGTGTCAAGGTCGCCGCGTTCACGAAGGTACTCGTACTCTTTCGCTTCCGACCAAGTAAGATTTCCTTCACCGACTTTGATTTCAATTCGCTGGTTCGTGAACTCTACAGCGTTTGCCGAGTTGGCACTGTTGTAAGTTCCTGCACCGAGCAGCGGAGTGAACGTGATGTTGGTGGTATTGCCGCTCGTGGGGCCACGAGCCGTTACAGTATGTACCGTGGCGGCAGTTTCACCGGCTACGGTAAAACGAGCACCAACAGGTACTTGAGCGGTTAAAGTGCTGTTCAAGACGACAGTGCCGATGCTGAACGTGGCATCATTCACCGAGGCATTGTCGGTCATAAGACCAGTGCCGGAGAGACCATCTTGAACATAGATGGTAACGTCCCGCATTTCTATTCGTGCCATTGTTGTTATCTCCTAAGAGGGTTGTTAATAATTGGTGTATCGCGACACCCCGATACCCGCGACTAAGCGGTGGTCTCTAAATAGGTCGCGCAACCTATTCAGAAGTGATTTGTTGCATGGTCTCGTAAATAGTGCTGTACGATGCGCAATCTTCTTTTTTCAACTGCACAAGTGAACCTTCGTAGATGTAAAACCCTGGAGAAGGTGGTTCATCGCTATTGCTATCGACCACAGGAAGTGTTAAATTTTCTGCCACTTCTATGTATGCTTCCAACGTGTTTGACAAATTAGAACCGTATTCAAACTTGTCTGCATCAGTGCTAGTGGTTTGTCCAGGCTCAGTGACTCCAGAATGGAAGACACCTGTGACTGAATCGTGTGTAAACCAGTAAGTTGTCTCTGTTGGTTTTAGGTTTTTCATAGTTGACTCTCAGTTAGCTCCATCTCAAGAACTGAGTCTAATTCAGATTGCCGTACACGGTCTACTCTGCTAACTTGGCCAAAGTGATAAAGCGAGGCGGCTTTCTTTATTTTCAAACAGCCTAACAGGAGACCTGTGTCATCTGCTCCGGTCCCTAGTTTGTAGATCGGAATTGAATCTAACAGAGCCTCTTGAAATATCCCGCCCCATTGGACCATTGTGTATGCGTCCGTCTCAACTTCCATGAGCGATGTTATGAGGAAGTTTGCTACAACTGAAACGTGGTAGTAACCTTTACTTAGCTCTTTTGTGTTCGGGCCTGTGAGTCTGAACTCAACGTGGCTCGTCTCCATGTACTCAGGCTCGCGTTCATAAAGCCCCTCGACAAAGAAAGGAATGCTGTTGGTGTCAGCGATAGCTTTGAAGTGTTTTGCTAACGAGGCAAATAACCAACGAGGAAGGTTTTTCATACTTGACTTCCATCTGTTATAGTCCAATTGCTAGTGGATATTAAAGAGGCTCTGGCTGCATTAGCTGTACCACTTGAGTATTTACTACTACCACCGTGGAAGTTGACGTTTGCCTGTTCAGTTTGTGCTTCCCATCCAATCAGTAGGGAGTCGTAGTTAGCCGTGCTAAGTGTTGCATTACTAAACATGTATGTCATGTTTGTGACGTTAGTTATGTCCCAGCCAGCTATATCCTGGTCGAACGCATAGGCATTTTGGAACATACCATAAAAGGTTGTTGTATTGGAAGTGTTCCAACTTCCAATGTCTTGATTGAACAAGTCGCAATCACGGAACATGAGGTTCATCTGCAAAACCTTATATGTGTTCCAACTACTGATGTCCTGATTAAATAATTCACAACCATCAAACATTGCGGACATGTCAGTCACATTAGCAGTGTTCCACCCACCGACATTCTGTGTGAATGCAGTAGCATCTTGGAACATACCGTCCGTGGTGGTGACAGCAGAGGTGTTCCAACTGCCGATGTCCTGATTGAATGCCTCTGCTTCTTTGAACATGTCCTTCATATCTTCGACGTTGGCAGTGTTCCAGCTACTAATGTCGCGATTAAATATTGTGCAGCCTCTAAATATAGCTTGCATAGATTCTATGAGCGAGGTGTTCAGGCTGCTTAAATCGCCGTTGAATGTGGAACAATCAGCGAAGCATCTATACAAGTTGTCTGTTCCTGACAGATTTAACGTGTCAGTGGCGCTGCAAGCCATATTTGAAGCACCGTCGAAATACTGCGTGAGATTACCCAGTCTTAGATCGCCCCATTGAACGATGTTCTCTATCTTCAGACGGTCGCCACCTAGTGTCCTGCGGAAGTACCAACCAGTGCAAGTGCCCTTGATGGAGATTGTATATGTGCCGGAAGTGTTGTAAGTGTGAGTGGTAGCTGCGTCGTTCCATGTTGTAATAGTGTCTTCGTTTCCATCGCCCCACAAGACGGTGAAATTGTATGTTCCAGATGTGTCAAGGGGTAGGGTGATCTGCAAACTGTTGCTTGTGCCAGATTGCTCAGTGTTCCAAGTAGATATAAAACCTGCACCAAAACCAACAGCACTTGAAGTCAACGCCAAGTTGCTGGTGACTGATTCATTGTATGTTACGCCAGCAATACCTTCAACGGTGTCAGTTACACCAAGAGTGTCTGATACGCTTTCATTGTATATCGCTGTTGAAGTTCCAACGACGCTGTCTGTCACACCAAGATTGGCAGAGAGGGACTCTTCAAACGTCTCACCGAACACTGCCTCGGATGTGAGACCAAGATTGGCAGAGAGGGACTCTTCAAACGTCTCACCGAACACTGCCTCGGATGTGAGACCAAGAGTGTCCTCAACTGTTCTTAGGTGGTATGTGTTTAACTGGTATGCCACTTCGCTTGTCAAAGGCATATAGCTAGAAGAGCAACAGTGCAAATCTTGCTCTGGGACGAATAGTTTGACTTCTCTCGCCGTTATCAGCCAAGCTGTACTTTGCTCAAACTCTTCAATTACTTTTATGTCATACTTCTTACCATCATAGATTATCCAATCGTCTTGACGCAATTCCCAGTTCGGCACATCTGTGCGATCAATGATAAAGCTACGTGTGCCTGGATCGTAAGTTCCGCCTTGCACAACTTGCTTGTTAGCAGAGATGAGGGAGATGGACTGTATTACATCGCGGGTGAGCTTGTTCGGCAGCACTACAGCACGTCTAACTACCACTGAATCTTTGGTAGTAGTTCTTACGCCTGTGTCTAGATTGGTGGTGACATCGCTCAAACGATACACGGTGATCTGGCCACCATATTCTTTTTTCATCTGCCGAACACAACGGCGTATGAAACGAATCAGATTATAGTTAGGTCTAACCATTATTGGGCGGCCTTAGTGCGTTCGATCATGTTACTGAACTGACGAATTTGCTCAGTGTTGGCTTTAATTACTTCCGTGTTGGTAGCAATTACTCCAGCTTGTTCCTTGACGATGGTGCTGAGAACTTCAGTGTTGAAGTCTTCTAGCTTTTGTACTCGTTCAACAAGATTCTCTTCTCGTCTCCAGTCTCTCCAGATAAAAAACAGAATGATCCCAACCAAAGGTCCGAAATCTTTCAGCAGTTCTATAAATTCCATTGCCGCTCCTGACTGCCTTGCTAGATGACCACAGGGTTACTTATCTCAATGTCTAATATCTTTGTTGTGACAGCAACTCCTACGCTCACCACGTATTCTCCGTTACCTGTAGGAGCCGTTGTAGTTATCTTTCCTGCTGTGGTGTCGAGCTTGTATGTGGTTCCTGCTACTAAGTTTGCTGTTCCTGCGATAGCCGTCCAGTCTGTGAGTTCAACATGCCCTTCTGTCAGGATGTCGATGTCTTCTGCGGCACCTGTAGCAGCACTTACAGCGAAGCCTACTGGGTAACATGCTGCACTACTAGGCGTTGGGCTGGCGTTTGCAGAAATGACTGTGTTGCTACTGCTGACATAAACTGGAGCACCTTCGACAATAGCTGCGGCACTTGTCATTGTGTAAGCACTGAGATCGGTGGTTCCACCTGTTGAAGGATGATAACCGTCAAGTGTGGCGTGAGCGAAATCGGCGAAGGTTATATTGCTAGTGAGACCACGTGCAAAGTCTTTATTTAACGTTGCTGTGTCAGCCAACGTTAAAGTGTCCGTGGCGGGGTCTTCAGCGTGATTGTTGTGAAGATCAAGGCCGTCAATAAATGAAAGGTAACTAGCTGGTTGACGAGCCCATTCAGAACCTACAATAGAAACATTGTGACTCAGACCGAGACTTGATGTTGCTATTAGATTCTTCTCATCGCGACCGACAACATCGTCAGTCAGCCACATGGGATGTCTACCTGCAAAATCGATCATTTGTATGCCATTACGTTGACTTCGGCGGAAGCGGCCTCTTCTAGTATACGGATTGCCTTAATGTCGCCGATGTACCAGATAGATTGCCCTGCGTGTAGACGGTAACCTACTGAAGTTGTAGGATTTGTACCGTCATCACGTATACGAACGTTTTGATTCAATGCTTGAATGAGAGCCAAGCGAGCATTAGCAATGCTTATGCCTGTCACTACACTCGGGGTGATTTGTGCGCACCCAGCAGGCTCTAAGGCTGCATCGGCCACAAACTTATCAGCGAAAGCCATGAGGGTTCTCCAAAATAAAAAGAAACCGGGCGGGCGGGGTTGCCCGCCCGGTTCGTATCGAAACCGGCCTAGTGGCCGGGAGGTTTTATGCGTAGAGAACGCAAGCGAGGTTCGTGTCAAGAACCGCGACACCACACAGCATATCGAGGGTCACGATCGTGCCCTGATTGGTGATGTCGTACTGCATAGCGACTCGCATGGCGAGATCGTTATAGCTACCGACCGCAGCCTGCACACCAAGCGAGTTGGACGGCAGAGCCAAGGGACGGTTGACCAGAGCGAGGCAATCCTTGTGGAACGCCAAGCACCACGAACCGTGAGGTCCGGGGAACGCTTTGTCGGCGGCAGTCAGAGCGACTTCCAACGGACGATCGAGCCACACGATGACCGACGTGGTGGAGACCGCGTCAGTTTCGATAATCGTGTACTCTTTACGGTCGCCACCAGCGGTGGTGCCGAAAGCCAAGACCTGACCCACGACGGGCAGCAAGTTGGCAGCGATCGTGTTGAGCGTGATGCCCTTGTCGTAACCGAGAGCGTAAGTGGCTCCAACCACAGCAGGCTCGAACGCATATCCGACCGCGTTGGCGGAAATGGCGTTCTTGTACGCTTCTGTCAGCGTCATGCCAGTCTGGGTGCCAGTGACGGCTTTCACTTCGTAGGGTTGACCGTCGCCAGTGAACCAAGCATACGCACCAACGGTGGCAGCAGAACTGGCAGTAATGGCAAGGTTGCCCGAAGCCGTACCAGCGGCAGCACCGGTGGTGTGGTTCAAAGTCAGGGTGTCAGCACCGACCAGAGGAGCGTAATTCACGTTCTGATCCATGTAAGTGTCGAAACCAAGGATACGACCCAGACGGGCGTTTTCCAGGGCGTTGCCATCATCGCCGCGCTCGTTGGCTTTGATGAACAGTTCCGTCTTCAACATCGACGTTTCGGCCTGGGGGCTGACGAGCAAGTTGCGCCCATTCGGGTACGCCTTGTTGACGTTCATCTTTTCGCGAGCGTCCAGAACCCAATCTTTGGCGTTCGAAGACGACATCTCGGCCAGACGACCAGCGTTGTTGGTGTTGAAACGAGGAGCTTGGCCACAAAGGATGCGGTCAACACTACGAGCCATCTGCATCGCAGCGGGCTCCATGTAGTAGCTGATAAGCTCTTTGAACGATAGGCTGGCCTCTTCGTCCTTGATGGTGAAGGTCACGTAGACGTGCTGGTTCAGCGGAACCTGCACATTCGTGCTGACGGCATCTTGGCTAACAACGGCGTCAGCCTGAGCCTTACGCTTGGTGCTGAACTCGCTGGGACGACGGGTATTGACCACGTCGCCAAAGCTAGCAACCAACGGCGAAAAATCCCGGTGAACGAGATTCGCCATTACCATATTCTCTTCAAGAATCGCGAGCGATTCATTGGCCCAT